CACGTCACCGAGATCAAGCTGCACCACGACGAGCGATCCACCGCGCACCCGGGAGTCTCCGGCGGCATCCTTGACTGTCAGCGTCCGCGTCTCCTTATTGTAAAGCTGTAATAACGCGTCCGCCTTTGCCTGCCCGTTTTCTCCCTTTTGTAGCGCATCAAAATACTGTAAAATCCCCCACCTGTTGATATTGGATGAATCCTGTGCGATATAAACCTCCCGCTTCCCGGCATCCTCATTGTCATAAACCAGTTTGATCCGGTTATAGGTATTTTCATCGATGGAAGACTCATAGTCATAATTCTGGCCAGTTTCCGCATCGATCATGATCGGCACATACATATCGCCGAGGAAAGACAAATTCAGCTTTCCAAAATCGTCATGCAGGATGTACAAGTCCCCCGTATTCTGCAACGTCTGATCCAGGGCATTACTGATCATATCAAGCAGCGACACATTATCTTCCACCCGCGACGCGATCACCCACACCGTATTGGCAAGTGTACCGATGTTAAATCCATACTTCTCACCGATCAGCGCCACCACACCATCCGCCGTCTTATTCTCATATACGAGCGTATCCTTATTTTTCAGATATCGTATCTGGTCATACGCCGTGATTGTCACAATATTGCTGCGGTCACGTTTCATGCGAAAAATGAATCCATAGAACACTTCTTTTCCATCTGCATCCTTGAACCGAACCGGATCACCATTTCCAATGTTGATTCCAGTGTCCACAAAGCTGAATTCGAGCACTCCGGGGCTGATCTGCCGCTCCGTCGTAACCTTCACTTCTTCTTTCACAGGCGGCATATACGCCGTGCTATCATGCTGTATCAATAACTCGTACATATGTCCCTCCTACGCCGCCGGAATGGCAAGTACCTGCCCCGGATAGATCAGATTCGGATTCCCGCCGATCACCGACTTATTGGCATTGTAAATCGTTCCCCACTTGCTTCCGTTCCCATAATACTGCTTTGCAATCTTCCACAGGCAATCCCCCTTTTTCACCGTGTAAGACCCGCCGGACGGCGCGTTGGATGATGCCGCTCTTGCTGCCTGCATTGCAGCTCTCGGCTTCGGAAGCGAAATGTCAATCGTACACGCCTTGGTTGTGAATTCCCGGTACTGCCGGAGCTTTACTTTTACCGTTACATCCAGCCCTTCCCCCGCGTCCTCCACGATATCGTAGCTTTCAATCGATACCTTCATGCTGGTATCAAACAAACGCTGATTCGTTCCATCCGTTCGCGTGACCACATACTGAAATGCACTCTTGGCGCTCATCAACGCTTCCAGCTTGTCCAGATAGTATTTTGCCGGACGGAATCCGCTCGGGTATACCGCAAACGGGTACTGCACCGCCGGAAGCAGCAGCTCAAAATCCACGTCCGTCAGCCCGGGGCTTTTTAAAATATTGGCTTCCCCCTCATTGATCAGTGTGACCGTTTCATTTTTGCCGTTAATTTTCATGGTGATCTTGGACGGCGTAACGGGAAATAAAATGCCATCCATATACAATCTGTATGCCACGGTCATTCCTCCTTTCCTATTAAAAATAATATATAAAAAGAGAGCCTGTTTCCAAGCTCTCTAATTACCTTATGCTACTTCCAGTCTCTTCTTTGCTCTGCTAATTGCCACATCACACACAGCATTAACATAGTCGTCAACCTTTTCATTGCGAATTTGCTCCGGCTCTAACTTTTCAAACCATTCCCTTCTGAAATTCTCAATATCCTCCGGTGACATATCATCCATTTCTTCTAACAGTTCCACTGTCATTCTCTCTACTTCTGTCATCTTACCACCCCAGCTTTCTCGCACCGCTTCATAGCTGTCATGTATCCCCAGTAAAAAGCATCTTCCTGCACGGCAACAATATATTCTTCCAGCGCATCATCAAGAACATCTCGTGCTTCTATTACTCTCTGGCTTGCCATTGGTTGATTGTCCGCCTCGCCGCTCATTAACTCAATAATTTTCTCACGTTCCTTTAATGCCGTTCTATCCATATTGCACCTCCTACTAATCAGATACCACGCTAAACAATTTTCTTGCCCTCTTAGTAGATTTCTTGATTTTGAATCGCTCGCCTGTTTCATCATTAACCATATATCCTGCTTTCTCATGGAATGTATGTACTGGCATCCCAATATCCTCAAAAAATTCAAGTGTTATGTCTCGCCCGCCATTGAGCATATGCAGTCTATTCACAATTCCCATCCAAGTAACCATATACTCTTCAATGTCCCTATTGCAGTAATTGAATAAAAATTCGCTTACATTCTCCTCTCCAATAGGTTCATCCGGCATCGCTTTAATCTTCTGTGCAGTATAAAAGTAATCTTTCATGCCATACTTTTCGCCATCATATTCCTTAGTTATCGGGAACAACCGGACAAATTCCTGTGGAGTAAGACATCCTATTCTGGCACTTACTGACTCGATAAATGCCCAGAAATATTGTATCATTTCCTCTTCAAGATTACTTTTTTCAACTTTTTCGTAAGCCACCGGTACATATTTTATGAATAAATACAGGCTCCGAACAAATAACTCCGGGAATAATCTTTTTAACTGTTCTAATGAAATTCCCTCTGCTTTTTGTTCCAGTTCCTCTTCCACCCGAGTAAATGCCCTTGTGTACTGCTCGTAACCAGGTTTATAGTTAATGAGTTTTTTGCCCTCAATCACATAGAAATTATACATATGCAGCCACCTCCGTAACCCCATACTTGATTGCCATATCCTTAATAACGGATACATAACCTTGAATGAGCTTTTTGTCGTCGGCGATTACATCTAACTGATTAAGTTTGTCTATCTTGGACTTGCTTACGCCGTTCAATGCTTGTGTTTTCTTCTTATTGCTAAGCCGTATGCTCAATGCCACTCCCATGCGTTCTTCCAAAAGTTTATAACTTTCTTCTCGAATAGCCTTTATGTGCTCATATCCTCCCATCTGCAAAGCAATTTTATTGATAATCTTTGCGCTGTCCGTTCTCCAACTATTCGGATTCAGTGCGATTACATCCTTAATGGAGTCGACCTTTTTATCGAGCTGTTCCACTTTTTCTGCCTGTCGCTTCTGTTCTAACTGCTGCTCTGCAACCGATTGAAATATTCTGCTGAACATTTGGAGTTCTGGCGAAAGCTGTGAAAAGTCAATGACTTTCTGTTTCACACGTTCCTCCAAATGTGTAAAGTACTCACGCGCTTCTTCTGCTTTCTCGCCGTTCCCCTTCATAGAAAGTTTCTTTGCGAAATGGGCTGTCAGTTTGTAATCATCCCGCTTCACAATGCCACCTGTGGGCGTCTCGACATCAATGTCGAATCGCCAATAGTCCTCGTTTTCAGTGGCAAATTCATTATCAACAATGTTTGATTTTACCCATCTCGAGAACTGCCCCTGAGCTAATTCTAAGAACGTATACAGCTTTCTTGCCGTAGTCATTCCATCTTCATCAATGTCAAGTGCAATCTCGATAGGTGTCTTGTTTACCTGTTCCATTAATTCGTTCATAATTTAATTTCTCCTTGATTTTTAGGCTAGAATCTCTTATTATGAACATAGAGATTCCGTTTGCGGGTTTCTTGTTTTGAGTAAACACGAACTTTGGTCGGTGGGTGTTTACTCTTTTTCTTTTTCATCTTCAATAATTTCTTCCACCTCTACATCTAGTGCATTTGCGATTTTACCAAGCGATTTTATTGATGGTTTCGTAATTCCTCGAGTATATCTCGAAACCGCTGCTGCCGATATGCCCGCCTTTTCAGCTAATTCACGTACTCCCACTTCTTTTCGTGCCATGATAAATCGTAACTTTTTTGCGTTTAATTCCATCTTCTCACCTCCTGTGAGTTTCATACTACCACCATGCAGGTTTACTGTCAACCCTTTTGTGTATATTATATACGTTTGATTATATTGGTTTGTTTTGTTGCGTTTTACAATACTTTGTTGTATCCTATATTCAAAGGAGGTCCTTCATATGGCTACAGACAAAAGTATTTTTTCCACTAACTTAAAGAAACTACGCCAGGAACACTCTCTTTCCCAAAAAGACTTTGGTGAATCTATCAGTGTTTCTGCAATGGCAATTTCTAGTTATGAAAGTGGAGCGAAATCTCCATCTATTGATACAGTATACCGAATTGCCGAAACTTATAATGTTTCTATAGATTGGCTTTGCGGTCTGTCATCACGTAAACAGTCAGAAATAACGGCTATGTCTGATGTTTTAGAATTGCTTTTTGACATAGAGAAAAACACACCATTAGAAATCTTTTCTAACAGAGAAGTCATCAATCAAAATATATTTAATCCAAACGAATATCCGGATCTGCAAGAATTAGAAGTTCACGAAATTTGCTTTTTGAGTGGTTTACTTGATGGATATATTGATGAATGGAACAAAATGCGAACTCTATATAAAAATGGCACTATAGATGATGAACTTTACTCTCTCTGGAAAGAAAAAGTCCTTAATCAAACATCTTGTACTTATCCGAATGGTACAAAAATAGTTCCTGACGTCCCAGAATAACCAAATCCCCGCCTACGTCATGTAAGCGGGGATTCTCTATCTTTATAATTCCACTCTATTCATCCTAGCTGTAATTTTGGGTTTTAATTGCTCTATCAGCTTTGCACATTTTTGAGTATTAGGATATTCATCTCTTAAAACAAACGTCTGTGCTTCACCATCTGCATTTTGATATGTCACAATTGCATAGCATTTTACCTCACGTTTTGTTTTTGTCTTTGGTGCAGAACCAAGCACCGCTCCTGCCACTCCAAAAGTTGCTGCTCCAACAATTCCCTTCGCCAAACTGCTTTTTTGATATATGCTTTCATCAATATCCATCTGAAAATCAACATTATGTATTTTTTCATACAATAATGTCATTTCTGTCCCAGCCCCGGAAATTACCATTTCCTGAGTTTTAAGCATAACTTTGCATTTACAATTTTCTGGGATTGGCAACCCTACAACATGCACGATATCTGTATATTCCTTAGCTTGATCTTTCTTACCAAATAACCCCATAATAGTTCCTCCCTAATAATTTGTGAAATTATTATACACCTCCCTTCTGCGTTTGTCGATATTTAGGCTCCATCCCGGACTATTTCCATCGCCTCCAATACTCGCGTGGTCAATCCGTCCACAATACCGTCCAGATCATTGGTATTATGCACAGTATTGCTCATACCGGACATATCCACCTTGATCTCCGCCGTCGTAAAACGGTTGATTGCTTCCTGCTCCGCAATATCTCGCAGATACTTCAGATCCTCTTCCGAAACATCCAGCGAATCCGAGATACTCGATGTATCACCTGCTATGTTGGCAACATTCGCAGCCATATCAGATGCGGCTCCATAACTGCCTAATGCTCCGCTGTTATCAGAATTATCATCCTTTGTTCCACCAAAGAAATTCTTTACTCTGTTCTCCATGCCCTGTCCGAAATCATATCCCTTGTTGTATGCAGTCTGATAATCGACATAATCCATCTTGCTGACCTGCTCAACCCAGCCTGACTTATCCTTGACCGCCTGCTGTGCCTCTTCCAACTTTGAGTAGAATCCATCTAAACCGCTGGTAATATCGACTTCAACTCCCGGTATTTTGTTCAAAAGTGTCTGTATCGCACTCGCAAGATTCGAGATATATCCAAGGACTGTAAGACACAGATCATAAAACATCACCTCTACTGCCGCGACAGGATTATTAAATACATTCCCGAAAAAATTCGCCAACGTGGCAAACCCATTCCATGCCGGAACAACAAACGTGTTAATTATATGTGCTCCCAGTGTGGCAAATATTCCAGCTACAACCCCGGTCGCACTATAGGCGGTATGTTGTGTTTTGTTAATTGCTGCAACAACCAAATATATTGCCGCTATAACAATAATAATCGCTGCCACAATCCATGTAAGCGGACACGCCAATAATGCCGTATTAAACCCATATTGGGTTGCTGTAGCTATAGCAGTTTCTGATGCTTCCTTTTTCGTAAAAGCTGCATGCGCGTATGATGCCAAACACAGGGCAACTTTTATTCCTGTACTGACTGCCTCTACCGTTTTTACAACCCCTAAATACGTTGCATACGCCGCCAGTGCCGCCGCTACTCCGCCTATAACCGGTGCGATCATTGACCAGTTGTCCACGATATACGCCCCGCCCGTTACCATTATATCGATCACATTCAAAGCGATCGATGCCGCCCCGGACAGGGCATTCATAATTCCGGTCAATGCCGTTTGCATATGCTGATCGTTTGCCATCTCATTCAGCCGCTGTAGTACCGGTTGAAATGTCATAAGTGCCTGATTGGAGTAATATGTCCATAGCTGTCCCCAGGTCATCGGCATGGAGTTGAACTTTGCATCTATATCATCTGCCGCCGCAAACATTGCATTCTTTACAATATCCGCGGTGATCTGTCCATCTGATGCCATTTCCCGGATCTTACCGATTGGAACATCCATGTAATCAGCCACAGTCTGGATCAAGTTCGGCGCCTGCTCGAAGATACTGTTCAACTCATCGCCACGGAGCACGCCAGACCCTAACGCCTGTGTCAACTGTAAAAACGCATTGGACGATTCTGTTGCCGATGCCCCGGCTATCGTAAACTGCTTATTTACCAACTCCGCGAACTGCACAATCTCGCCGGTCGATGCAAAAGCATCCCGGGCATTATTTCCGAGTTTCGCCACCGATGCAGCTGTATCCATATAAGACGCCCTGGAATTCTGCGCCGACAGGAAGATCATCTGCGAGAGTTCATCTGTCGTCTGCATCGTCCCATTCAACGCATTATACTGCGACACCATCATATCAAGGCGCGCCGTGGTCTGCGTAAGTTCATCCGACAGATCCAGTGCGTTTTTTACCGTAGAAATGCCAACATACGCTCCGACAAGCGATTTTACCTTATTCAAGAGAACATCCGTATGCTGTGATCCAGCCTGTATCTTCTGGTTGTATTCCTCCTGTTTCCGGCGCGCGCTCTCCGTGGCACTTGTGATGTCCTGTAAACCCACCATGCCATCGGCAAGCAGCTGCCGCGCCTCTTCCATCGACGACGTATCAATCGCGGTGCTTGATGCATATTCCAGCGCTTCAAAATTGCTTATCACCATATTCACCGCCGTGCAGATATTGTAGAGCGGCGCAGACATACGGTCCGACAACTCTATCGCAGTCTGAATACTTGACATCCTCTCACCTCCTACTTCTGGATTTCTTTTGCCTTGCGCTTTTCTTCCTCGACCCGAAGATCAATGGACGCAATCACAAAAGCTTTCTCATTCCGATCCAATTCAGAAAAGAATGACGGCAGCCAGTGAAACTTCTGCAAGCAATAATGCGCATATGCCGCTTCACCGTCGCCGCCATTGATTAGTTTTTTGCCTCGTCAACCTTCTCCTGCAACGTCTCATCGATGCCGCTGTATTCCTGCACGAATGTGGCAAGTTCACCGAACTCTTCCGGGTTGTCGACCATTTCCACAATCAATGCCTCTGCGCTCATAACGCCATAGGAATCCTGCAGTTCTGCATTGTGCAGATCCGGCTCCACAACCGCGGCGCAAATCATTTTGCGCAGAAGCTCATCCGTATTAACCTTCTGTCGGTACAGTCCAGGCTTGCCGGTAACCGGCACTTCAATCGTACATTCATCCCGGATTGCCGCAGATTCTTTTGTGGACAGAGGTCTGATCGTCCAGAGTAACGGATCACCGTTCTCATCACACAGTGACTTTGTGGCAGCAAACTGCGTTGTCTTTTTGGCTTTCTTATTCTGTTTCAAAAATGCTTTTAAGTTTCCCATATGTTTTTCTCCTCATTCTCTTAATTGGCGGCGGGAGACCGCCGCCGTTGACTTGTTACAGATAGGACGGCTCCTTGTAGGATTCCGGGCTGGAATAATCTGCAGCATAGAAATTGATCTCCTGCTCAACAAATCCACCCTCGGCATCAAACATTGACAGCAACACATCTCCGTCGATCACGCAGTTGTGATAAACCTTTGTGCTGCGCCCCATGCAGGTAGCCGCATCATTGTTTGTTGTCTGCAATTCAAACACCGGCAGATGACCGGTATTTTTGTACTCTGTTACGATCCGGTCAAACATCTCCGAGCATTTGTAGACCGTCATTTTTGCCTGCACGACCATTCCGGTCGGCTTCCTGCCGGAAATGATCTTTCCCAGCACCGGAATCTCCTTGGTGCTGATGTTTGCCTTGCCCTCAAAATTCTTTGCGTTCAGCAGATTATACCGCTGTTCGCCAACCGTGACAAAAGCTTCCGCCTCTTTTGCAGACGGCACATCCTGTTCATTCATATAAGCGTTAAGCATCTCTTTACCTCCTACTCAATCACGACCGTCATATACAACTGTGACATTGCATTGACGATCGTCACCTTATCTTCCACATATACGCCGCGCTTCTCGCTTCCGGCGGAGACCACAACATCATCCTCCGAAAAATTCTCGATTGCTCCAAGCTGCTCTAACTGCTTATGATGCGATGCAATATCGTTCCATAAGCTGACACGACCAGATTCATTGTTCTGAACCTTGCCGTGATACTTCGTGTTGAACAGCGATGCGATATCCATCGCGATCTGATCCAGTACACGGATCGTCTGGTTGCTCTGGAAAAGTTCGTTTTTATCCTCCGTAAGCGTCACAAGAGAATTGATGTCCTCTAAGACACGCACTTCCGTTCCCACGCTGTGCAGGACGAATTCACCGGCTTTCACAGCATTCTCAAGCTGTGTCTGCGTATAGGCGGTGTCAATCTCAAGCTCCCCGTCATAGATCGCGTTGGTACAGGTTGCATTAACCCCGCACGCCGCCTCCAGCCCCACAACCCACGGAATCACATCCGGGCTGTTCTTCACATTGATGACGCCCTCATAATCGGCTGCGCAGTTATACAGGACTGCCTGGAATTTTGCCCCGACCTTGTCCCTCATACGCTTTGCAAATGCGGCGTACAGTTTCGCCGTGGTAGCATCACTCACACTCGCGCCGATCGTATTCACGGTATATGATTCCAAGAGATCCAGGTATTTCTGGTGCACCTCACCATTGACCGTCCCATTCGTACCGCCTGCCAGCGGAACGCCTACCGTTGCTTCAAGTGCGGTTTCTTTCCATGTAACCCAGGCATTTTCTTTCAGATCTGCCGCGGATGCTACCGTCTGGGAATCCACAAGCTGCGTATCCAGATACAGCTTCACGTCAAAGCCATCTCCGTCCACATTCGCCGCAATAGCAACCTTCAGATCATTGCCACGGATTCCGCAGCACTTCGCTGTCGCATAGGTATTTTCCGCCTTTGCGCCGCCCGATGTCAGCTTATAGATATAAGCCTTTGTCGCATGCGCAAACAGTTCGCGCAACGGCTGCATCTTATCATCTGTATAGGCATAACCGAACAGCGTAAGCGAATTCTTAATGAAATCTTCCTGCGCCACCTCCATCATCACGTTATCCGCACCCCAGTCAAGTTCAAGAGGCATGGATGCCACGCCACGCTCTGACAGATTCGTGGTCACGCGCGCCGCCGAAATAAAATTGATATAAGCACCACCCAAAACCTTATTCTGGGTTATCCACTGTCCACCTCCGTACATTATCGCACCGCTCCTTTCATGTATTTTTCCATTTTCTTATCCACTTCCTCAAGCGTATAAGATTTTCCCGGTTCCAGTAATGCCGACAGGAGATCCGCCCTGCCCGCATATTTCTTGGAACCAATGATCTGCTCTTTGGTATAAGTAACCTTATTAACTGCTTCTGCCACTGTTTACCTCTCCTTTCACTTCGCATTCTTCCATATACGCATCTTTCTGGCTCTGCCCCAGGAATAACGTATATTCTGCCGTTGCCGACATCACATCGTCCGATATGTCCTTACATTCGATCGTACCGCGCACCATTTTACCTTCTACCTCTATAAGGTCCAGGCACTCGCTCAACCGTTCGTAAACGGTATTGATCTCTTTCTTTGGCTCGTCGCTTTCCGGAAAATACTGCACGATAAAAAGCAATGTTGCTTTTCTGCGGCCGGTAAGCCCTCGCGGCACATCCGGATTGATGCAGCGCACAAAAAATGCAGGCTCTTCCATGTCCTGCATTGATGCTTCTGTATGGATTTCATAGTTATCGCCAAATGCGGCATATAAGGCATCTGTAATGCCCTTTAAAACTTCGTTGATCATGCAAACACCTCATTCAACCATGCCGTCAGTTTCTTCTCGAGGATTCCCGGTGCTGCCTTGCGAATTTCATTTGTGGAATATGTGAGCATAAGCTGTCCCGGCACCCAGCCTTTTTTTAGACACTTCCCGATAGCCGGAACATACCTCCCTGGTGTCTGGCGATGTCCAAACTCTACGTAGCTGGCATATTTCACGTCATTTCGCACCTCAATTACATAGGTGTCTCCAAAATGATTTATCTTCAAGCTGTCCACGAAATCCATTACATTATTTGTTTCCATTCCCTCTGCACCGCTTCCGGCTTTATGGGTTGTCCATCCTCGGCGCAGAATCCCGCCCTGTTTTTCTGACATAACAAGGAACTTCTGCTGACCGTCATCCTCCACATCATAGGAATCCGAGTAATCCCCTACCGGAGTACGCTTAATAACCTTTGCCAGCAATCGTGCTGCCAACTCCTTGGCACAGGCTTCCATGAACGCTCTCTGCTGTTCCTCATCGGCAACTTTCTGAACTCTATCCCGGAACTCCTCCAATTGTTTCAGATCAACCTTTGTATTTCCCATCAAGCCCACTCCTTAAATAAATCCAGCATAATTTCCTGATGCGTCGGGTGCATCCCCGGAACGCCGCTCCTGGTGTACTCCGTGGAATTGCCACAGTGTGTCACGATGATCTTGGAACCGCTCTTGATTTCCACCTCCGGCGCAACAAACAGCTTTACCGCCTGCGCTACCGGAGATGCCGCATCGGTCTTTTCTGCCTGTGTGATCGTCTCAAACGACAGCCTGCACGGCTGATTTTCCAAGACCACGGTGTCCGTGTATGTCACAACGCCCTTTTCCTTGGTCTTACGGTGTTCCACAACCGTGCAGGTATCTTCATACATGGCTTCAATTGCCATTCTGACCATATCCATCAAAACACCACCTTCCGGTAACGGTTCAGCACCGGCTTGTAATTCTTCATAAGGCTTTCCGAGAACTCCGCTGCGGAAGTCCTAAAAGAAGTTGTTGTATCGCCGATCTGCACCGAAGAAACCGTCTGTGGTATATCAGCACTCCCCATATGCTCATTCCGGTAAATATCCATCGCCATGCGCAGTACCGTGGTTTCCAGCCCTGCCGGAATCTCGTCGATATGGCAGTAGTTTCTTACCGTATCCTCTGCATTTTCAAGCGCAAACTCCAAGTGGACTTTCACTGTCTCATCCGGGTCGCTTATCCCGAGAAGCGCCGACAGCCTTTCGACTGTCAGCTTGCTTTCCTCTGCCATACCGCACCTCCTAACCGATCTTATGCTTGATTGCTACAATTCTAAGCTGCTTCGGCTCATATACCGGTTTCCAGTTCTCTGCCTTGGCAAGTTCTGCACGAAGCGGTGTCTCCACATGCTCACGAACAGCTCCGGTGTATGCAATTCCTCTCGGATGCAGGATAAACGCCTTACGGTTGATAAGATAATCGATACCGCCGCCTGTCTGCTTGTCACGATCAACCTCCGTAGCGACAAATCCTACCGGCGAACCATTGCCATACGCTACCGCGCCATTGCCAAACAGGTATGTCGTATACACGCCACCGGAAGTTACCGGGCAGCCATCATCCACGGTCACGCGTCTACCCTGATAGGTGTCAAACTCAACATCCGTAGAATCACGCTCTGTCTCGATCAGATTCAGCTTTTTCAGATAAGACTTTGTCGCCGAGTGCATCGCTACGCCGGATAACTGCGCCTGCGCGTCGCCGAGCAGCTGGCATGCGTCAATAAACGCAGATGCGCTGATCTGCTTTGCCGCATCCGTTTTTCCGGTGGTAAGGTCAAGAATATGATCTGCCATTCTGGTTTCCGCCGCCGGTGTTCCCTCTGCCCCCGCAGTAGTGGTGCCGAACACTCCGGCAAGAATTGAGATAAGCTCCTTCTGCATATCTCTTGCCCAGTAGGATGCTACCAGGTCACCGATGGCTTTCATCGGATCGGCTCCGGCCAGTGCTGCAGAAAGATTACTTGCTCCCCACATATTCTGTCTGTAGATTGTTGTGGATACATCCTTGTTGGAACCGATCTTCTTTGCGGTCATCTTCACATCCTCAAGGATTGCCTCGGACTCACCCTGTAAATCCTCGAAGAACGGCATATTGTGTGTTCTGGCTGCCTCGCTTGCCAGTGCGTCAAATTCCGGGCTGTTTACCACGATTCCGCTCTGGAAGAACGCGGACAGCTCCATTGTTCTGTTGATTACATACCGGTTAAAAAGCTCCGGTACAATTACGTCTGCAATCTTTGTAATTGCCATAAATTATCATCCTCTCTTTCTTACAGTGTTACTCCGGCCGCTGCGGCAAGTTCTTTTGCCTGCGCCGGATTTTCTTTTAACATACGTCCCTGTTCGGTCAGATTAAAAGTGTCTTTTGCGAATGGATTCGTCACACCGCCTGCGCCCCCATTCTTTGGGTTGTACGGCGGTTTGGACTGCTCCTGCTTGAACAGGTGAGCCATAGCCGCATCATCTTTGTATGGCTTCACAACCTCTTCCACGCCGATCGGCTTTCCTTCCTTGTCGAAGTTGAACTTCTCAAGGCCACCGGCTTTGTAGATCAGATAATCCGGATCAAGTACGCCCTGCTTTGTGAGGGAATCTTTCAGCGCATAGGTCTTTGCAATCTCCTCGCTTGCAGTCTGCTGTTTTTTAAGTTCTCCCCGCAGATTGGCAATAGTGGTCTGTAACGTCTCGTTATCGGCATTATTTTTCTTTAAATCTCTGATAGTTGTGTTGAGTGTCTTAATCTGACCGGCAAGATTCTCTTTTTCTGCCACGGCGGTATCATACTTGCCTTTGTCAACATACTGACCAGATCCAAGGTCTGCAAGCTTTACCTGCTTATCCTTATTCTCCGGCTTTCCATTATAGGCATTGACGGTATCTGACACCTGCTTATAGAGATCCTCGCCTAAAATGTCTTTTAAAAATTCCATAGTTTCCTTTCCTGCACCGTTTTTAAGCGTGGTGTCTCCACAAGCAGTATGCAGTTTTGATGCCATGCATAAGGGCAAATTGCCGCAGTTTAAACGTCATAAGGCTTTCGGACAATATAAAAACAGGACCCCCGGAGGAACTACCTGGCGTCACCTCTGCGCCGTTTTGTTCATAAATTTCCGGTTGTCCTGTTATTATTAAAATATTTCTGCTTAACTCTGCACTTTCATATCCGGTGGATGCTCCACAGCACTGCTTAACATTTTATCAAGCTCTACCTCGCGCTTACTAAGAGCCAGAAATGTTTCTATGTTTTCAATTCCGCACTTTTTCTGCAACTCCAAGCACAGTATAATCTGGTTCTCTATTATTTCTCGATTCATCATTCCTCCTTCTGATTTTGGGTATAAAAATACCACCTAACCGTTATTGGCTGGTGGTATTATTCTGCGTCTTCCCAACTATTCATTTTTTCACACCGTTTTTTTTCCTTTTCAATGTCCTTTTCCAGTTCTTCAAGAGTTCGTTCCGTATCTTGCACCGGACCATCGTAATATTTCTTGATCATTATAATTTTCTCCACTTTATTCCGTAGTCCATTTCAAACTGCTCTAACGCTTTTATATTTGCTTCTATGCCTTTATTATATCCACTTTTTCTGTATTTTTCAACAGTCTCATCAAATAATCTTTGGGAAAACGGCTTGTCGCCAACCTCATATACATATACATCTCCATTATGACATACAACAATTCCCTTTCTGTATCCCCTATAACCCGCTGACGCAAAATCTGCTCCAGTCGGAGGAATATTTGTTCCATGATTATGTATACTTATAAGTGTTCCTCTTGGTTCTATTTCTACCGCATCTCTCAGGCTTTTATTATACTCAACTATATTATCTTCTTTTGCAGCAACGCTTTTCCCTTTTATCTTTCCATCGATGACACTAATTAAATACATATCTTCTTTATTAGTTCCGTTTCGATGTACTAAAATGTCGCGTGCTTTCTGCCATATTGCCTTCTGAGTATTTTCATTCTCATCAAGATTCTCAAACTTCTTTCTATACTCCGTGCTCTTTACAAAACCTACATCAACCTTATTGTCATGCGTCTTTTGTGAATACTTGCCGCTAATTCCTTTCTCTGTATTACCATCCGCAAACGATTTCTTCCACTCCTCATACGTCGTATTCTCCGGCACATAATACTTCTTGCCATCTGCTCCGCGTGCAACTCTCTCCCCTGTGGTAAATTCATCGTTGAAATACGGGCAGGTGCATCCCCGGCAATTCGGATGGAACGGTGGCACGGTAACACCAATCTTATAGTCTTTCATCGGAAAGTGCTTCCCGTCCATCTCCCCGCAGGTGGGGCAAGTGTGGCTGTCCAATGTCTCTACCACCTCGAACTCCTCCACCCCAAGATCAGAAAAACACGTTTCCTGTGCCTTAGCAGAAAAAGCGGCTGATTCCGTCTGAACAATTCGCGCCGCCTGTGACCTGCTCACTTTCATGTTCTGGGATATTTCCCGTATGGCTCGATCCGGCGATTCTCCGGTGATGCACATCCGCGTTAAGGAATCGTGCATATTGTTAATCAGCTTCGTTTTATCCGTCCAAATGCGGTCCGAAAAGTTGCGTCCATCCACCGCCCAGGGCTTATGTATGATGTCATTGACCTTTTCCGGATTAAAGCTCTGCATCTGCCAGCCAACACCGATACCTCGCTGCACTTCGTATGCAGTATGGTAATACCCGGATGTATACAGATTTGCGATATGTTCATCTATAGAATCATGATAATTTCCGTACAGCTTTTCAATTTCCTGCTGTGTCTGCACCTTGAGAGCTTCCAATCTGCTGATATGCACCTTTGCGGATGCGTTCTCAAGCTGTTTTGCCCACTGCTGATTTATGCCATTCTCGCGCCCGTATTTAATATAATCCTGCACATCCCACCGGAACTCTTCCAGTTCTTCACTGTTAAGCAAACGTCTGGCTTCCACCATTGAAATACCGTTGTTGGCAGCAAACCGCTGATACCAGGCGTTAATCTTCCCGTCAAGCGCCTGCTCTGCCCGCCGGAACTCCTGCTCAATCTCCTGCACGGTCTGAACGGACGTATAATGCTGTGATTCTTCCAACTGCCGGAAGCGCTCCTGCCAGTATTCACTTGTCCGTTCTCCCATGCAATCACCTCATTTCATTCCATATAAAAATGGTTGCAAATTACTTTTCAGTAACTGCAACCATTCTCTATCTTTACTACTTCATGTATAACTTTTCTGCCTTTTCTCGCGCCTCTATGGCATCCTGCAAATAATCATAATGCCCTAAGTGTATCTGTTTCCCTTTTATTTTAATGTAGGCTCTGTACTTTCCCGTTTTCTTTATTAACGAGACTCCCTTATGACCGCTTGTATTATTATCCTGTATTCCTCTATTCAAGCCCTGTAATGTCATATCTGCCCATCTACAATTATTAGGTTCATAATTTCCGTCATTATCAATTCTATCAATGCTTAAATCATCGGAATAACCATTCTTTAAGGACCATTGGAAAAAACTTTCAAAATTATTTTTCCATTCATCACAAATTACAATACCTCTACCGCCATAATGCTTATACGCCCCATTTTTTTCATTATAACACCTCTGGTGCATAGCATCATAAATTCTATATATCCTGCTTTTCTTTCCTTCTTTGCATTGATTGTGCTTAGTAGCGCCATATCTATTCCTTGTAGTTATTTTTCTTCGATTATCATCGCCGAGGCAACCACAACTTTTCGTTTTTCCTTGTCTCAATGAATCTCCCGTTACATCTGCATAATTTCCGCAGTCACATTTGCACTTCCATAGTGCTTTTCCTCTCCTTGTCCCGATATGTTCGATGACTTCCAATCTTCCGTATCTTTCCCCTTTTATATTTTTATAAGCCATTTATAACACCGTTCCTTTTCGTTTCTGCTCTAGCTGCTTTCAAGCCTTGCATATATCCAAAGCGAAAACCGTTTGTTATAAAATCATATTTGCTGTAACTCATTTTCTCAATAGCTTCAATGTCAGAAACACACATATCATATCTTTCATCAATTTTTCCAATAGATTTTTCTATAATTCTTGTAACGTTTTTAATCATATAAAAAACTCCTTTCAAATTTTTAATTGTTGAAAGAAGTCCCTATCCATGATAAAATATTTCATAGAAGGAAACTTCTACCGTAGAACGTTGATTCACTTTGCGAGGGTGGCAACGTTCTATTTTTTAATATCGTCCTTTAATTTTTTTATTCCACGACGTATCGCTTCTGCCCTGTCCAATATTTCCTGCTTACAGTAACAGTCCAATATCTCCGAAGATTCTACATCCAATCTAACGGTTATCCGTTCATTTTTTGGATTGTTTGTTGGACGACCAATTTTCTTTTCAGGCACATAATCACCTCTCTTTTGTCTGCCATAATTATATATTACACTTATGTCTGCCAAAAGTCAAGGTTTTATTACTTCTCATCTTTTTTATTTGTGATATCATCACTCACTTCTTTTTCACTTGAAAAAGCCCCCGCATACATTTCAGCTTTTTCCATCGCCTCTTTTTCCTCTATCTCTAGTTGTCTTAATTCGTCCTCGACCGATTCGACAAGCGGATGCGCTTTAAGAATCGTCTTTTTACTGACAATTCCAACCGAATCCTTGCAAATCTGTGCCTGCTCCGTGTCATTTTTTACACAAGTGCGGGTCCACGTCTGGATGATTTTCTTGCAATCAATTCCCTCATGGTGGCATATCGCTCTTACCAGACGGGCAAACCCAAGCTGAAACTCCGTCTCCGTCAGCCCGGCTTTCATTTCAAGCAACGAATACATGAATTTAAGCGCTTCTCCGCTCTGATTTCCGAAGTTCTCCGGCTGTGGGTCAAATCCCTGCCCCTGTTCAAAAATAGCCTTTCTGGTGGCTTCTAACACGCTGTTACGGGCTTCAATCGGAATCTCAATGTTGAGCGTACTTACCCCCGGGTTGCTGCCCTCATCACCGTCCACCTTAATAGTCTTGTATTTTTTCAGATCTGCCAGAAACGTATTGAGGTCCGCGCCACCATACCCGGACAGGACAAATATCAGTTCCTGAATATCATCCAAATCATTGATAAAACCGCTGTAGACCTTGTCGTATACGTCTATCAGCGGCTTAATGTTTTTCAGATCATTTGTATTCGTGTTGTTGTTCGGGAATGGAATAAACGGCACCTCTCCAAATTCATGCCGATATTCTGCGGTAAAATCGCCAGTATCCGGCGCCATGAAAGTGTTGTAGTAGAACAGCCCATCATCCAAGGTATCTCCGCTCTTCCGTCGGAATGACCAACAGCTTTCCTTATCCCAATATTCATAGATTGCATAGGTATCTCCTGTCTCTTCGTCGATTTCATCGTACATACGAAGAACACCAAGCAGTGTCTTTTTCAGATTGTGAGATTCGATCGGGATAATCTGCTTGCTGTCAACTACCGCCCACTGGAATGTTCCATATTCATCCTCCCAGTAATGAATCCATCCCACCGACGCATTGGCAGCATTGACGCACAGCTCCATGCAGTTTTTCCGGTATTCATCACCGAGTACTTCTGTCACGACTTCATTTCCATGCTCATTCCCAATATCAAAAAGCGGCGGTGCTGTGAACATATAAGCGGCTTTCTGGTTTACGATGAGTCCGTGAAAGTTCCGGGGGATCCGGTTATCTGCATTACGCAGAGGGTTATCAGAATCCTCTTTCTTTTTCTCGTCTTCGGACTTGACTTTCACCAGAATATCCGTTTCATTCCGGTAGTACCGTTCCGCCTGCATCGCCCGCAAGGAAAACCGTGTATGTCCCGGTTCGTATTTTCTTATGAGTTTTTTCATTACCTCAAGTTCCATGTTCTCACCTCTATTTTAAAATGCTGATGCCGCCCGGCTTGCGAATAATCGTATAACAGAAATACCGAAGAGCATCCATCGCATGATCGTGCAGCTTTACCGGTTTATCCTCGCCACGCTCAGATGCTTTCTGGTCCCAGATATATGACCCAAACTCTTTTATAGTGTTTGGGCACTGGTCACTAATAGCTATCAGATCCTGGTTTAACAATGATGCTACAAACCGGATACCATCAAGCACATCATTTTTCGCCTTTTTTATGGTATAGCCACGTTTTTTCAACTCGGCTATAAAGGATGCTGCCGACGGGTCAATGATTATTTTGACAGGCTTAATCCCAGCAAGCCATCGCTCCAAGTCATCTGCATATTCTGTGTCTGTTTTCTGTCGTTCCTCATCACGACCGGAATAATAGTACTCCCGGCAACACACCCACCGTCCGGAACGCTCTTTGCACCACAGCAGGAATACCGTGGCATTTTGCGTACCATAATCGCAGGATACGTAGTAATTCGTATTGACCAGATCTGACAGATTCGATATCACATGCTTGGCAGTGTCGAACATATCGTAGATAATGCCCTCTGCCATCGCCCACAAGCCACGGATATACCGCCGGTAGAATACACCTGTATACATACTGCGGTATCTTTCCTTGATTTTCTCCGACAGAGATAAATTATCATCCATCGTAAAATGCAGATATAAAATCTCTTTTAATCCCGGATCCCGGTTCTCTGCTGCAGCTTTTTCTCTTATCTCCTGTGTTTTCTTTTTCCCCAGATATCCAGTTGCTTTGTCAATCCATCCCGTCTTGAACCAATGATACGGTCCGTCCGGGTTACAGTTGAACCAATACTTCGATCCCTCAACAGAGCATCGTCCGGTTGCCTGGTTCACGAAGCTTTCCGGCATCAGCGCCACTTCATCAAAAAAGACCCCAGCCAAGGTAATACCCTGGATAAGGTCTTGTGAACGCTCATCTTTGCCGCCAAATATATAAAAGTAATTGGTCGTCTCTCCTCTTGTCACAACGACCAGATTGTCAGCTCTATGGTCTGCTACAGTATAGCCGCGGCTCCGTAACATCACTTCAAGCCAGAACAGTACGTTACGCCGGAAAGAGCCGATTGTCTTTCCGCACATACCAAAGTTCTGACCGTTAAATTGTGTCATCGCCCACATCACAAAGGACAACGACATACATACCGTTTTACCGGAACGGATTGCCCCATCGGCAATGATGCCATCCATATCCTTAACTGGTGATGTATCGCACCACCAATTTAATACCATACGCTGTTTTTTAGAAAAGGGCTTGAATTTGAATGTCTGCTTAATTTTCTTCATCCATCCAATCCTCCGCGGCACTTCCCTGTAGCGCTTCTAAGAATCCGTCATCCGCAGTCTCTTCCTCATCGTCGGTCTGCACCTTGGCTTTTAACAATGCTGTTTCAGCACTCTGTTTTTCAAGTGCTGCCGGTATCATATAAATTTCCTTAAGATTCTTTAACGCTCCGGTCACTTGGGATAACCCCAGTCTATCAATGGGACCGCTTGCAATGTTGATGCGCTCCGTCTCATCTATGATTTCCTTGGTAGGCTTCCCGATGGCTGTATTATCTTTATATTCAACCGTCTTGACCTTTTTCTTGTCTCTTACAACATACTGTTCCAGTTCGCCTAGTGCCTGTTCTGCTTTCTCTGCCGCCTTATCTGCAATGGATAAAAGGCGTACTATCCTGTCTGCATCCGCATCAGAAGATTTTTCTATCAGCTTTTGGTTTGTCTTTAGTTTGTATTCAGCTCTTTTATCTGACCACTTTCCTGTTGCCGACTGGTCTTTGATGGTTTGAATCGGAATCGAATACTTCCTTGCCAAATCCTCTAAACTGCAAGGCTTTCTGCTTATGTCAGTCACATATTCATGTTCTATCTCTACCCACGATGCATCATTAGTTTGTGTTGCAATCTTTTTCGCAACGTTGCGTTCCTTTTTTTCTTTCTTTTGCAACGTTGCATTACCACCATCATCCCACTTATACCGATTCTTCCAGCTCCGCACAGTTCCCTCAGCTATCCCGAGCTGGTTTGCAATCTCTATCAGCTTAAGCCCTTGCTTATACATTTCAAAGGCTTTGTCCGCTCTCGCATCTTTTGCCTTTGGCAAGGACCATCACCTACCTTTTCTTTACATACAAAAAAGCACCCGTCATTGAACGGGCGCCTTCTCTGGGTTGGGGGAGTTGCAAAAAGCAAATGGCTCTTGGCTCTCTCAATTCACTTCTTGCAGTTTATACTATAACATTTTAAAAACGAAAAATCCGAAAAAAACGAAATTACTTTTATGCTGCTCTCATAAAATTATTAAATTCCATTCTTATGCTATCACCGGTTGCTTTTCTGCCTATCCTGTCTGCCACTCTCTCCCAGCTCATTCCCTCAAAGAACTTATACCGGATGATCCTCTGCATCCGTACCGGTATGCCGTTCATCCACTGCTCCACCTGCAGCTTGATCTCTTCCGACTGGGCTTTTCTCTCTTCCAGCAGTTTCTCTTCTATACGCAACTGCGCATCATCCGTGTATGTAAACGACGTCCCCGCTATCTTGAAATGCGTCTCTGCATATGGGAAATCATTCATGGAACCTTTTACACTTCCTGTCACAATCGTTTGCCGTTTACGCTGCAATCTCTTAATGTCCTGCTCCGTCTCCCGGATCATCTCGCATGCATCTACATACTGCTCTAATATTTTCTTATCTACTCCCACCGCATTCTCCTCTTTCTGGTATTATCACTACAATGTTTCTGATAATATCATACAATAGGTTCGCCGTGGATTTGTGCCAAATTATCTATCAAAAACGTCAAAGTTTTCCTAAACTTTAAGTCATACTCCCCCGCTTAATATATTAACAACATCCATCATACATTTTTTGATATTATCTTTTTCATTCATATGCTCAAAAAGAACCTCATATAAACGGTTAAAAGTATAAAAAGTTTCTGCATCATATAAGTGCACTGCCTTTTCTAAAAAATATTGGCTCACCTGTCGCTCTGTTTTCATATCTAACACTGCCATCCTCCCCATTAGTTGAGCAACATCATACAATGTCATTTCACTTTTCATATATGATTTGATTAACGGAACTTCTTTTTCAAAAATGTGTGCTTTCTCACTTTCCTCATCTTCAAAATTATATACAAGATTTCTCACCGATAAAAAACCATTTCTCCTTGCATTAAACTCACTGATTACATTCATTGCATTATCGTAGTATTCGTATTCCATCAATTTTTCAGCCGTTGTTGCGTTAATATAGCGAGCCAATACATCCAAGTCATGTGCATGTGTAAACTCATGCTGAAATGTACCAAAATATGTATACCAATCGAGTTCAAACACCTTTTTAGAAATTACTACATTGTATCCATCTTTTAAGTTCTCACAAGGAAAACTCATGCCATTAAAGTTGTCCACCACGCTTTTATTTTCCAATATATTCTGACGGTGTCTACTTTCTGGATATAACTCCACAACCTTTTCGTACAACTCATCACATATTGTTATGTTTATTCTTATAGGATCATACTTTGTATTTTTATAGAAATATAACAACATGCTCTTAAGAAATTCTTCATCAAACATTCTCCCACCTCTAATCACTTGTAGTATGTAAATTATACTACCATCACCGTCAATACGCAAAACCGTTTTATATTTTCCCCCACACCATTCTCAACTGCCCGTTCTTCTCTTCCACCAGATGCGTCATCCTCTGCCGTATCAACATATTTGCCGTTCCTTTTTTTCTGTAAAAATGGCTCTTACTGATCGGGAGAATGCCGTAGTGAGCTTCCAGCATATCGTAACTGGTACCGCGCACGATGGATTCTGTCAGTTCCGCAGCAATGAAGCTGTCCACACCCATGCAGATCTCAAATATTTCTTTTTCATCCACGCACATTCCCCCTTTCAATTTTTGCGTAAAAAAATACCAACCATCGTATTTGACGGTTGGTGCATATTTATTTATTTTTTATTATTTTTGCCCATTTCTTAAAATATTCTATTATCATGCAAATAACCTTTACAATATTGTCTCCACATTCAAGACCACAAAAAATTGAAGTGAAAGCCGTTACAACACCTATCTCCGTTATCCCCTTTTTACATACATATCTCCACATATAAAATTCAAGCATCCCATAAAAAAATGCCTTCATTAACGCAAACGTAAACTCCGATATTTTGCAATTAAGTGCATATGTAATAATGCAGGTTACTATCAGAGGAACAGCTACAACCCATCCAATTTTCATAAAATCTATTCCAATCATTATCTCATCCATCGAAAACTTCCTCCTTTGTATTACTACCAAGAAGCATACCACCGCCATCTCTAATATTCAATTGTCAATGTACTACAAATTTATTTTTTTTGCAAAAATTTTCCGCCCCGCCGCATTACTGCTGGCGGAGCTATAGCTGTTTGATCGAGCTGTCCGGTCTGCTACTCTATAAATTCATATTGCGCCTTAGCATATAACCATGCTCCCCGTTTTGCGCATTTGTACATATTCGCATACTCCGGCTGAAAATCTTTCAACTCTGCATACCCGAAAAATTCAACACACTTCTTTCTATCCATTTCAAATTTCTTGATCTCATTTTCCTTTCCGATATGCTCGTACATACCTCCGTAGCGGAAATAAACATCTCCGTTCTCTAGTACCGCATAAAAATTTACAATCTCAAGACCATTGTACATATACCGATATGCCACAACTTCAGTTGCCCGAATATCTTTTCCGAGTACATGCTCATGTTCTGCAAGATATCGTTCCGCAACTCGCTTTGCTGCTTCCAGATCAGTAAATACAACCTTGTCAATCTGTGTATTCCATGCCATACCTTTATCGAGGTCATAGCCTCTATTATCTTCGCCGCAAACCCATGTTCTTCCCTCGGCGATACACTCTTCTACATCTCCACGAACAACCTTGTATACAGTCTGCCCTTCTGATAACAGGATGGGCGGCTCATTATCCACAACAACCGGAGCAATCAGATCCATCAGATCCTTTAGGCTCATCTGCCCCTCACACTCATAATTGCCTAAATCTTTCATTTCCTCTCAAAGGACCCCGGCGCGCCTTTTATCCGGATAGGTCCCGGCTCCTTTCATATCAATTTTTCTAATTCTGGAATAATCTCTGCCGGCTTACCGCACTCTGGTAGCCGTTCAGCTTACTCGCTCTGCTCTTTCCCATGTGCACCTCCCTCTATGGCATCTAAGCATCCGTTCCACCCTGCATCGAACCTTCCATTGTCACAATGCTCTGGATGAGCTGATTTCTCCGGCAGTTCCCGGAGCGGACACCAATCCGGCTTTGCTCCGTCTGGTACAAGTTTCCCTGCCGCACAGCACAGGTATTCGTCATCATTCTCTGTCTCATAGCACAATGTACATTTCTGGCATACCTGTTCCGGCATATCCATAACTAAAACTGCTTTAGCCATACCTCACACTCCTTCCGGTTTCTCGCACCTTTCAAATTCGATTACCCAAACCCACGGTGATGCATCCCAACCGTAGCGGTCAATGTCGGATTTCTTGATGGTTGATTCCCACAGCCAAGCAAATTGCTCCTTTGCAATCCCGTACTCTGGGTCTACTTCTGTTCCATAATTTTTTTCACCGTATCCGATATCATCATAGAAAAGGTTTCCAACACCTTCGCTTTCTGCCCCCTTTGGTGTTATATCCTGCAACCGCTCCACTCTCACATCCGTAACCTTAAGCCAAATGCGTGCGGCTTCTTTTGGCATGTGGATGGATGGGTGCCACCTTGCATCTCCATATATTTCATCTGTTGCCCGGTACATATAACAGCCACAGCTTTTATTCAAGGCGCTCTGTTGTGGTTCTCGGTAACAATTTCCATGTTCGTCTCCCTCGCAACAACAACATTCAAAATGTTCCCATGTTTCCCGGACATACAGGATATCGCCCGGACATATCGGACAACTACGTTCTGCTGTACTTAACTTGTCTGTGTGTTTTTTATCCGCATAATTATGTACTGCATAAGTGCGTCTGTCCGCATTGTAAAAATTCATATCTGGCACAGTATACTCATTGCCATCCTTGCAGATTCTTCTCGTACAACTCTTTCTTCCGTCCAGAATCGCCCGAACCATTTCGGTATTGAATAAAATTGGCAACACTCTATTCATCCTCTGACTCCTCCTCGTAGCAACTATACACAATTGTGTTGTCTACATCGCAATCACTGTTATTCCATTCAATATCTTCTAATGCTCTGTCTTTCGCAATCTGAATAGCTTCTGCTTTTGTATCCGCTTCTATGTCATCATAGTCAATCGTAAGCTGTAACCCCACACTTGCATTCCACTTAGCCATCTACTCCACCGCCTTTCACAATCTCGATTGCCTTTTCATAGGCTATAAGCATTCCTAATTCCTTTGGTTTATCATTTACAATATCATCAAGTACCCTATTTACTGGTACAAGGCTTTTCAGCTTTTCCAACTGCTCCACAACCTTGTCCGGGTCGTAGGCGGTTGGCTGCGCATCAATAAAAGAAGCAACGCGTAAAAAGTCTAAGCAATCCATATCTTCGTTCTTTGAAATTGCTTTTTCTAAATCCGCTTTTAATTTATCCGCATCAATCAGTCTCATCGCTCGTCCCCCAATCTAATCTCTGACCGCAATCACAATATACGGTATCCTCTTCCAATATGTCTCCACAGCAAGGACATCTCCCTATAAGACCGCCATAGCTGTCTCCGTCTTTTACCTGGGATATTGATTTCACTTTCTTCACTGTCTGCTTCTCCACTGCCGCCCGGCATTCTTCTACTGTGCCGATCGCGCAGTACTCTTCCACTTCTGCTTCCAGTTCCTCGATGTATTCATCTTTGTGGTCGCAGTTGTGGCAGATCTGTGTAGAAATGTTTGCAAATTCGTTTTTAATATTAGGGTTGATTACTGATGTGTGCCAGCGCTGCACCTCTTCCAGTGCCTTGATTGCCATTGCATAAGCATTTTCAAGTGATTTTCCCCATGATGTATCACACGGAATCGCTTTTCCAAGTTCGTTACAATCATATTTTAATTCTTCAATTGCTTCATTCTCCGTCATGTCTATCCCTCCTAATCTGCCATTACCGGCAAAGCAAAGGCCCACAGGCACCACGCCGATCCCGTCATCTTGATTCCGGCGATAACCGCAATGCTAACAGTGATCCACTTCACAGCTTTTTCAAAACTCAATTTTCTGTTCTTGCGCTTTTCCCGGCATATATCGTTGCTCGGCACTCCATGCAGCAATATGTTTTTCCGAGCTTGCATTCTTTTTCGCAACCCATTATTTTTCCTCACTCTCCCTATACGGCTCTGGCAGTGGCATCCATGCGATAACTTTTTCATATCCCAATTCTTCATTGGTCTGAAATTCGGAGTCTACAAATCCTAACGTTTTTCCATCGTAAAAGTCGCGCCAAAAGCCAAACCCACGCCCCTCTTCATATTGGCAAAACATAGGTAAATCTTCTTCGTGGTTCTCAACAATGCACATATAAAACCTCATATCAAAGTCTTCCGGCAGTCTCTCTGTTACCGGAACCCATGTCCCAAACTCCGGCTTTCTCGCTACTGTTCTCATACATTCAATCATTTCCCTGCTCCCTCCTGTACCTTAACTGATACGGCACCTCTCTGAATCTCTTAAGCGCGTCGCCGCTCACATGCTTGCTCGGGCGTGTCATCTTCTCACTGATTTCCATAACGCGCCTGCGGCGCTCCTTACTGTCTCTATGCATTTACCTCTCCCCCTCCCGATCGTAACGGGCACCACCTCGGCGACGTTTTAACCACCGCCAGCACCTCCCGCTCCGCTTCCTTGCAAATTCTCATGGGATCAAACCGCTCCCGCTGGATCTGACCGCAATGCTCACACTTTGCACAGATATGCACCGGCTCATAACCGTCATTTTCTGTGACGTACCGGAGACCGTTTTTGTTCACGTAATACACCAAGCCGCTGTATTCGCACCCGCCGTTCAGCGCCGGGCATATGATCTCATCGTAAATCTGTCTGATCGTCTTGCCCGCTTCGAGTGCCGCCACAATATCCTCTCGGTACGGGTCATACATGCTCGTTCTTTTTCTTCTCTCCATTGCCCTGTCCTCTCATAACTTTTTCAATCATCTCTTCCTGGTTCCGCTCTGCGATATGGTCCCGAACCGATTCCTCCGGAAATGCAATCTGATATGTCCGCTCCTTGATCCGGTTGGTGATCCGGTCATCGTACCGCAGGCTGTCCAATGATTCGTTGCTCGTAAAGATAGTCACTTTCTTGTTGATGTACCGCTCGTTGATAATCTGGTACATCTTGTCGTTGATCCACGCTGCCGGGGATTCCACGCCGAAATCATCGATAATCAGCACATCCACCGTGTTAAGCGCATCCAGTAACCGGCTCTCACTGTATTCGGCATCCCGCCGCCATGTATTCTTGATCTCCTGCAAGATGGTCAGCGATACCGCGAACTTGACTGCATAGCTTTTCATCAACTCATTTGCAATCCCGGCAGCAATCCGGGTCTTCCCGCTGCCCTTTGTGCGGGACCAGATAAATAGCCCCATTCCCTGCTCCCTCTGAGTTCCGAAATCTTCCAGGTAAGCCTTTATGATCCGGCAGGCATCCGTAACCGTCTTTTTGCTGTCTGGCTGTCGGTACACATCCGTGCGGAAGGTTTTCAAATCCATCCCCCGGAATGCTTCCGGTATGTCTGCAAACCGCAACCGCCTTGACATCGCCGCCCGCTCCCGGCACTTACATTCCACCGCCGTTGTGATACCGTCCTTTTCGGTCAAGATCCACTCGGTGCCATTGCACAACGGACACACATCAGAATCCCTCAAATTCTCCGGTGTCTCCAAGTTCTCCGAGCCGCTCATTGATCGATTTTTCATGCGCTGTAGTATTTTCTCCAGCGTTTGTTCCATCTGCTCCATTGCCCGCTCCTTTTAGATACTGCATAAATACGTTCTCGCGAAGCCAGTTTTCCGCTTTCTTGATATACCGCTCCGCCGTTCTGTCCCGCCGGCAAGCATCCGCATAATTCCGCGCCGCCCGTATCAGATCATCCTCCGGTACGCCAGCCATCACCGCATTGCAGTATTCCGATTCTGCCAGATAGCCAGTACACTTTTTCGGGTAGGCTGCAGCAAATTCCACGAACCGCTCCACGGGGGATATAGGGGGTGTATTTCTTCCCTTCTTTCCTTCTTTCTTTTCTTCTATTGTTGGCGTTAGAATGTCGTTAGAATGTCGCTTGCTTGTCTCTTGACTGTCGTTTTGCTTGTCGCTCGTCTGGTATAAATCGTACTTAACCACTGTAAATACGGTATATTTGTTTGTCGTTTTGCTTGTCACTTCGCCTGTCTTTTTCAAATGCGAAATTGCTGTCCGAATTTCGCGCTCCGTAAGTCCAGTTTCGCCCGCCAGCTTCCCGATGGACGAGACAAATGATCCACGCGAAACCGTTGTCCCTTTAAAATTTCCATCCTTCCAGTTGGCTTTCAACAGCATGTGGATGAACAGCCGGGTGGTATTGATATCCGTGTACCATTCCCATTCCAACAGCCCCCGGCTCAATTTTATGTAGTTGCCATCCAATCATCCCACCTCCCGGATCAATACCTCTATCCGTGGGTTTTGAGTATCTACGTCAAACCGATCGCTGAACCCAACAATATGTTCCCATCCATCATTTTTCAGCACTCCTTTGTTGACCAGTGCATCCTGAATCACTTTGCGCCCAAACGAAGATATATTATCGAGATCCCGGCGCTTGTTCTTTTCAAACCATGCATATTCCATATACACCGGCTTCTGGATCTTAACTCCACGCAAACACTGCTCTATATACGCAGATACGATTCTTTCGTTATTCGCTTTCAGTTCTCCGCCTTTATATCTACTGGATTTATCTGCACGGATGAAGTCGTTCAAATTATCCAGTCTCCCCTGGATTACCAGTAAATACTCCAACTTCTCTCCTCCTCTCAAACGCCAGCTTCATAGCAAGGCGCTTCGACTGTATCGCTCTCGCGCGGTGCAATTCCTGTGCCAAATACTCATTTAATTCCTTTTCATCAACCGGATCTCCTGGGATGGGGCGGTAATAGCCAGCGCCCACATTGATAATGCAATCCCCGTTCCGATTAGCATCTTCTATATTCTTTCTAAGCGCCCTATCTTCATACGATTTTGTCGGCCGCAGTAATGGGCGCGCATGTCCATAGGGAATATCATTTATCGTTTTCATATACCCCTTTCCCCTCCGGGACGACCCCGGAGGTATCATCATGGCTTCGACAGTTCGTGATATAATAAGTCTCCGCATGATCGGTTTCTTTCGCCTACAGGCGGGTGTTTCAACCCTCTTTTACAAAACAATGCCGTAAACCTTATACATCTCCCGAAAACGTTTCACTCCGAGTTGATGTGCCATCGTGTGGTGCATCCGGCAAAGGCAGATTTTCTTATATCCAGAATCATCTATTCTGCGCCGGTCATTCCCCATACCGATCGCATCCTCGTGATGGATTTCTCCGTCTTTACCGCATATAGCGCACTTCTTATGCATAATGCAGTAATAGAGGTACTTCCCTATATCATCCGTGCGCTCTATTGCATTTTCTGACAGCGGTATTCCCTCTTCCAGAGCAAATTCGAGTATCGTATTGATAAACTCCCGCGCCGTGTCCATCGAACAATTAGAAAGACTAAAATAAGCGTCGCCCGTGCGAATCATATGCTGATATTTCAGGATCTGTTTCATTTCTTCCGGCAAATATCCGGTGTAGTCTGCTATATCCCGGATTGTTGCATAGGCTTTCTTACGCTGCTCCGCGGAGATATGCCGCCCATCATCAAATCGGATTTCTGCATTTTGAATTCTTTTCTTTCGGAGCATGTCCCCAAGCTGCATATCTGGAACATATATCATAAGGTCCGTACCATTCTTGTCCTCCCGGTACTTCTTAATATCCACAAGCGCGTGCATCACTCATCATCCTTTTTTCCAGCTTTTGAAGCAATCGTTACCTCTAATTTTCTCATGCATCTGTTCCACTGATTGATGTCCATCTCCTGCAAAGTGTTCACATGAAATAGTTCCACAACCTCATCCATCGTAACTTTTGCCTCATTCAATTTTTCAACCAGCACTTTGTATTTGATGTCATCAATTTTTTGTGATGCATACTGTTTAAATACAATGTTCATATCCTGATCAACAATTTCTAATTCGTCGATCTTTCTGTCCGATGTGTATGTAATAAGATTGACACTGAACTTTTTCTTAGTTGTGGCTTTTCCATTGTTGTCTGTCTTAATACCCGCATCTTTCGCGTTAATCCATATATACGGTGCTGTATAAAGTTCCCTGCCTATTCCGTGCTTAACACAGGCTCTTTTAAATGCATCCGAAGCCCGCCCCTTTTCCTTTGCTGTGTACGATGCCGTTCCGACATCCTCTTTTGCTATCCACATCTGTTTGGCTTCATCCCAAGCAGAAATAATGCAGTATAAATCGCCATCGATGACTTCATACTTATCCTGCCATCCAAGCGGACCGTATTTCTCATCCAAGCGTTTCTGACCATCTCTCGATGTGACATAAAGCAATAACGAGAGCCCTTTTTCTGAAATTTGCTGTATCCTACAGCTTATCTCGTTCGCCTGCAATAACGTACTTTCCATTTCTTCCACCTCTCAATCGTCAAAATAAACCGTTGTATCATCCAAGCACCGATCACAGTAATAATCTCCACCTATCAAGTGTGCCGACTCATCCTGTATGTGCTCACCGCAGCAAACACATACAGGGCGTCGCTGCAACCATGCCTCCTGTGCGCTGTCTCTCTCTTCATAATCCCGTCTATCCGGCGCGATCTCAATCATCGATATACTCCCACTCTCCTTTGTCGCCATTGTCACTGATCTTAAGTCTCACTGCTGTCTCTGGCGAAACAGCCAGCACCCCGCTAATGCTCCCGTCATCCGTAACGGTAATAGTGGCAATTCCCGCAATGCCGACCCCTTCCAGTGTTTCCGGCAATTCCCGCAACACATCCACAAGATTGCACATATCCTTGTTACATAACCTTGCTTTCATTCAAAAAATCCTCCACTTCCAGCTGCGTCCATTCCGTTGCCCGGGTCATTCGCTCCATCTTCTCCTCGCGGCGCTGCCGTTCTGTCTCCCCGGTAACGCAGTCATCACACATACCATTCCGACCCTCGCCCGGGTCCATCATGCAACCGCAGCACCTACATTGATACTCGTACATTGACATATCCTCCACATCAGTGTTACAATAAACGCAGAAATACTTATGTATTCCTACGGTAAATAGCACCTGCGTTCGCCAAAACAGTCAGGGTGCTATTTTTTTGTCCAAATCGATAAACTCCACATCCGCATCCAGCCTGTCCCGTCTGCGGATAAAGTAAAAACATGCTTTCCGCCGCTCGGCTCTGCTCAGCTCCACCGACATGATCGCCAAGCCCGCCAATGATACCAACGCGCCTAACGCAATCACGGCAATAAGGTAGTAATAATAAATGCCGTCTGCATCACACATTCCACCGAAAAACATTATGCCGACTCCGACCGCCGTAACGATCTTGCCTATCCTTTTCAACGTTCTCACCCCTTTCTTACGGCTTGTCCTCCGCTACCGCCTAAGCGGTTTCATCCTTCGCTATCCCGCGCATCTCTTCATCACGCTTCCGCTGATAATGGATTTTTACCAATGCCTTGGTAAGCCGTTCCGATGCTCCCTCGGTTATCGTTACGCTGCAGGTAATCTCTTTTCTCTTTCTCTTTGCCATACATTTCCACCTCCGTTAAATCATATGACAGCCTGCTTGTACCCTTTTCCTGCTTTGTGCATCATCTCCTCCGTTGTCAAACTATTCTTGTATGCTATATTTCTTACTCACATCTGTTGAACGTGAAGATAAAACTAAACCTGCGAGAAGAATAGGTTTTGCTAATTCCAATGATGCTTCGGACTCGATTTAGAAAGAAACTTTTGTCTTTCTATCCAAAGATTGCGAAAAGTTTCTAATTTTTCCTGCTGACTTTGAACCTGCAATTCAAGGTCAGCAATTCTTTTTTCCAATGCATCTGCTTTTCTTCTTGAAATCCACATCGCTTTTCCTCCCTTCTATTGCTTACTGGCATAATCTCATTATTATTGCAATTGAATTTGCTATAACTCCGACAGAATTTAATATGATAGATATTCCAATTATGAAATATCTCACTTTGTTGC